GCCAGCACCAGCGCCTGGTCGACCGCGAGGGCGGCCTTCCGAGCGATGCGGTCGATGCTCCCGCCGACTCGGTCGGCGCGGATCTGCATCCGCTTGGCGAAAGTGGACGGGTCGGCCATGGTCGGAGGGCTCCTGGAGCTCTCGAAGTATACGTCCGAGGAAGCTCTAAGAGGCAGACTTCGTCGCCCCGAGCTTGTTCCGCCCACCGGCGTCCGCCTTCTTCGCGCCCTTCTGCTGGGCCTCGTTCCACTCCAGGAACGCTCGGTCCATCTTGCGGACGAGGAAGACGAAGTCCGCCTCTTCCTCGTCGTCGAGTCCCTGTGACTTGGCGTACTCGTGGATGACGTGCCACGGGATCGGACCAGGGCTCCACCCGACAGGGCGGGAGGTGCTGAGCTCCCAGAAGGCCGTGTAGGTGAACTCCAGCCCCAGGTTCAGCTCCGGGGCGTTCTGGATCGCCCGGGGGATCGGAAGCCTGCTCGCCCAGCACTGCTCGAGGATCTTCTGCTCTCCAGGCCCCTGGGTCAGGGCGTACTGGAGGCAGGAGACGAGTTTCCCGCTTCGGACTCCAGGATCTCCTTGCGGAACAGGGCCGCGTCGCTGGAGGCTCGACGGATCTCGGCGAAGAGGTCCGGTAGGTCGGTGAAGAGCTTCACGGCGTTGTCCACGTTGAAGGCCAGCTCCTTGCCGTCGGGGCCGGTCACGCCCTCCCAGCCCAGGACGACCGTCTCGGCGAACACGCGGGCCGTGAGGCGGTCGGCTTCCTTGTGGTCCATCGTCTCGTTCGCGATGGCCCGCCGGAAGGGCTTGGTCGCGGAGAGCATCCGGCGGGCGAACTTCTCGTTCGAGCCGCCAGCGCGGGCGATGATGAACGTGCCCGCGGCACCCAGGTTGAGCCGGATGCCGGACGTCTCGAGGCTGGTGTCGGTCTGGAACTGCTTGTACGTGCTCATGGAACTTGCTCCTCTGCTTGCTCGATCTTCGGGAGGCAGTTGCGCAGCCTCCTGGTCGCCTCATGATAGCACGCCTCGTACTGGTCGACGGTGCTGTGCCGATGATTCGTCAGGCAATCCCGGCGCTCCGCCTCCCACGTTCTGTAGCAGGCGCTCCCCCAGAGTATCGCACCGATGAATGCCGCGACAACCAACTCAGCTCCTCTCGCCCCGGATTAGGCGTCCGCGGCCGCCGGGAGGTAGTCCCAGAACATGATCATGAGGGTGTGGTTCAGGGTCGGGTGGATCTTCGCGCCGGTGGCCGCCGCGTTCTCGAGCGGGAGGGTGATCGGGGCGTCCTGCTCGACGTTGAGCCGGGCATCGCCCAGAGTGATGAGCGGGACGTCGAAGCTGATGCCCGCGTTCGCCTTGATGAAGTGGGCGTCGAGGGTGATGTCGGCGTTGTTGCGAACGGCCTGGACCGCGGCGACGTCGGCGAAGTAGGCAGTGATCGAGCCACCGACCTCGAAGGTGCCCGCGGTGACCTCGAAGGCACCGAGCACACCGATCGCCTTGTTGGGGCTCAGGTTGTTGTTCACCGTGAGCGTGAGCTCCTGGGCGAACGCGAAGAGCGGAGCGGGGTTCGTCGTGCCTTCGGTGAACGTGGCCAGCTTGATGCGGCTGACGTCCGAGCTCGTGTTGAAGGCGTCGGCCTCGACGATCGCCGGGGCGTTGGCCGCGGAGCCAGCGACCACGGCCGCCTTGCTCAGGAGCGTGTTCGCGCCAGTGATGTTCTCGTCGATGGTCGAGTTGCGGAGCGACTGGAAGGACAGGTCGACGTTGAGCTTCTCGGCCGTCGGGACGTTGATCGTGAACTCGGAGCCGATTGCACCCGTGAGGTACTCGGCCTGCTCGCGGGTCAGGTCGGAATCGTTGTTCGCGCCGAGCGTGCGCTCCAGAGTGTACGAGCGACGCTTGATGAGCGTGCCGGTCTCGTTCTTGAGGAGGGCCGCGGGCTTGAAGATCTGGATCGTCTTGGTCGCCCCGTTGTCGGCGACCATCGTGCCCTGCGTCTTGTCGAAGGTGATGGTCGTGGTCGTCACGGCCCGGACTCGAGCGAGACCGTTGTTCGCGGCGGTGGCGAACTGAGTCGGGGCCGAGTCGCCGCCGATGAAGACGAACTCGCCGGGGATCAGCCCGAGCTGAGTGAAGTCCTTCGAGCCCGAAGCTCGGTTCAGGTACGGCAGCGAGCCGCCACCCGGGACGACGATCTCGACCTCGCCAGCGCCGAACTGGAAGCCGACGGCCTGGATCTTGGCCGTGGCGGGCGAGGTTTCGTCGACCAGGTTCTGGCTGACCGTGACCTTGTTGGCGGACGCCGTGACGACGTTCTTGAGACCGTTGTTCGCGTTGTTCGTGTACCCGCTGGCGAGGATCAGGTCACCGGCGAAGAAGCCGGTGTGGATGCCGGTTGCGCCGTAGCTGTCGTCGGACGTCGCGACCGTCTGAACGCCGGTGAACGACTGCTTCGTCCGGAGGTCGGCGAACATGAAGCCCTGCAGGATGTCCCGCAGGTTCGTCTGGGTGAGGTCGGTGTTGAAGCCGCCGCTGGCGTCGAGGTCGGTCACGACGCCCTTCTTGCGCTGGCGGGACGGGTTGATCGGGTTCCGCGCGACCGTGGTGATCTGACCGCCGAAGTCGCTGTAGCTGTTCGGTTCGAAGGGGAACCAGAACTGCGACGCGGCCGCGGGCAGCACACCGAGGCTGGACTCCACAGCGTAGCGGAGACCAGTGATGTTCGAGTCGATCTTGTTCAGCGTCGCCATGGTTCAGGTCTCCCGTCTACTTGACCTCGTCGTACTGGAAGTCGACGAAGATGTTCGTCTGGTACCAGGTGCCGTCCGACCCAACCTCGTTGATCCGCGGGTTGCGGAACCAAACGCCGCTGGGCGTCGAGTACCCCTCGAACGCGCCTCGAATGATACTCCCCAGGGAGTCGGCGAGGTTCTGCCCCTCCAGCATCGGCGTGAAGAGCTGGACGATGAGGAACCCGCCCCGCTCCCAACGCTTCACTCCGTTTGCTCCGGAGAGAGAAGCCTGGCGGCCCGTGGTGTGCTGGACGCGAGCGCGAGCCCACGGGGCGACTCGGGAGGTGGTTCCCTCGGTCCGAGCGGGCTGACCGGGTGCGTCGTCGAACACGAGCTTCAGAGGAGTAGGCGTGACAGCATCCGCGACCGCCTTCAGGCGGGTGAGGATCTCGTCGCGGGCCTGTGCCGTCGTCGCCATTCAGTGATTCCTCGAACGCTCGAGGTATGATACGGCTGCCCTGAGCCGCTCGGGATCATCTCCGAGAAGGCCGATCGCAGTGTTACAGGGATTGCACAGGAGACCACGAACCTTTCCGGTGTCGTGGCAGTGATCTACTGCCAGCCTGCGACCGGATGGCTGAACACCGTGGCAGATTGCACATTTGCTATTCTGCGATTGCTCCAGCTCTGTGTACCGCTCCGGTGTGATTCCGAAGTTCCTCTTGAGGTATGCCTTCCTCTGTACTGCTCGCACAGCAGCTGGGTTCCCACGCCGATACTTCCGGTCATATTCACGGCGTTTCTGGAGTTGTTCTTCCGAATGTTTCATTGGCGCAGCTGAAGATCAAAGAGCAGTTTCGTGTCGCCCGGGTTGATGGTCTCCGCCCGGACGATCTGCCAGGTCTGGCCGTCGGCCTCGACGAGTCGATCGTAGGTTGCGAAGTCGATCCCAGGGCCGCTGGCCTGGGCGACGTATGCCCGCTTGTCGCCGCGCTGGACGTGGTCGCTCGTCGCCTCCTGGAGCGTGTAGTCCACGAGCACGGCCACGACAGCGGTCGACACGTCCGCGGCCTGAGCACCCCCGCGCCACGGCTTCGCGGGATCGGTCGGGGTGGTCGTCTGCCGCTTGAGGGTGACGGGGCGACCGAAGCGCTCGATGAGCCGCTTGGCGGTGGCAGACAGGCTGGAGTAGTCGTATGCCATCAGCCCCTCGCGAGCCTCCGCTGAGCGTTGGTCTTCAGGAGCTCCTCGAGCAGCAGGTCGGCCGCGGGGTACTCCGGAATGTTGAAGTCGGAGACGGTGAAGCCCATCGCCTGCTTGTTCCGCGTGCGGGAGGCAACCTCACTCGCGGTCTGGTACGCGGTCTTCTCCTCGATCGGCCCGACCTTGACGGCCTTGGAGCTGACCTGCCCAGTCACGATGTCGCCGGAGGGCGGAGTCGCGGGGCTGTTCACCCCGAGATCCTGCACCGGAACCGGCAGCGGCGGGTCGGGGGCGAGCTCGCCCAGGAGGGCGGCACGGAGGGCGTACTCAGCGCACGCCTTCGAGAGCGAGCGGGGGATCTCATCGGCCTCGGAGAGCAGGAAGCGGTCGTCGTCGAAGGCATCGAGCCGCGGCCACTCAAGCGCCTGGCGCTGGGAGCGACGGGAGCCGCGGAACCGGCGGCCGAACCGCTTGTCGATGTAGTCCGTCGCCCGGACGATGCACTGCTCCTTCTTCGCGGTGCTGAGCGCCGTCCACGAGACGTGGCCGCGGTCGGAGTGGTACGTGTCCGCGAAGGCGACGCTGATGTAGGCGTTCGCATCCTCCAGACCCTGACCTGTCTCCGGCGTGAACGGCATCGCTCAGTCTCCTAGTATCCTGGGTGCGGGGCGGAGTACCCGGTGGGCAGCACCGCGTTGCTGGCAGAGCGGATCTGGTCCGCGCCAGATCCCTCGTAGATGACCTGATCCTGCTGGGGATGGGGACCGATGCCGACGGGAGAGAACCCCGTCAGCTTGAGGACCGTCGGAGAGATCCAGGTCGCAGTGTCGTACCGCCACTGGAAGTTGGCCTGGTCTTCGCTGAACAGCCAATCTCCGTTCGGGTTCACGAGCCCCTTGCTCGTGTTCATGGGGGTGTTGAAGACCAGTCGCGCCTCGATCGGAGTGGATTCCTCGACCGTGAACGTGACGTCCACGATGGAAACGGCGTCTGGGATGCTGATGCTGCCGGAGAATGAACCACTGAAGGAGATCTTGGGCACGTTCGCACCTCGCGTCTGCTTGGCGAGCTGAGCAGCACGGCCGGTCACGCCACCGGCACCCTGACCCACCCTGTACTGCTTGGACGCCATGGCTGAACTATAGCCCTCTACGCTTCGAAGATCGGGAAGTCGACGACCGGGCCGGGGAAGGTCGAGCTGTCCAGGAACAGGATGGGGCCGTCGTCCCCGTTCCAGTTCCAAAGCAGATCGCCTTCCTTGCCAGCCGCTCCGACCGACACCACGCTCAGCTGCAGGATGTTGCCGAACGCGCCCACGACGCCGCCCGTCTCGTACCTGTCTTCTCCGAAGTTGAAGAACCAGCCAGAAATGTCCGCCGGGCTGGGATCTAGGGCTCTGTCGAATGTGATGTTCAGGAGAGATCCACCTTGGTCGAACGTGATCTGCGTGATCGATGGAGGGGAAGGCTCAGTTGGCGGCGGTGACGCTGGCGGAGGAATGTAGCCACCGGCGGCCGCGCTCCCGCTCTGGAATGCATAGCTCGCGGCGTTGTTGTCGCCGCGACCGTACTGGGCAGCGCGGGCACCGAGGCCCCCGCGTGGGGTCGCCACGGGGAGCTCCTTACCGTCCGTCGACCCCCGGACCCTTCATCTTGCCCTTGCGCATCATGGACGTGGCCTCGCCGGTCGGGTTCGCCTTGCGGCGGCCGCCGGTGACCACGTTCTTCTGCGAGGGGCCGCGGCGCATGCCGCCGGATGCCTGTCGACCGTTCGGGATCTTGTTCGCCATAGGAGAGCTCCTTCGGAACTTGCGTCGCGGAGCTCATGGAGCTCCGGGGACTCGAATCACTTGGCCTTCTTCGCGGGCTGACGGTCCTCCTGGCGAAGCGGGTTCGTCGCGCCGCCGGTGATCGCATCGATCTCGGCCCGCGTCACCGGGAAGCCAGCGAGCTTGCTGACGACGTCGACCGCGGGCTTGTGGTCCTCGGACCAGTGCTCGGCGACCTTCGGGTCCAGCTTGCCCAGGGCGTCCTGGATCTTCTTCACCTGGTCTCCCGAGGGAGCCTTGGCGCTCGGTTGTCCGTCCCCAACGGCCACACCATCGGCGGACCCGGTCGAGGCTCCAGCATCGACTGAGCCGGGAGCGGGGGCTTCCGCCCCAGACCCTTCCCCTGTCGGCTGAACTCCGCCGTGTACCGCGTGTGGTTGGTCCTTGACGTCGCCGGTCTGAACACCACGCTGGCCATTGGGCTTCTCCTTCGCCTGCGCCGCGAGGAGCTTCGCGGAGCCCTCCGGGTACGCTTGGTAGTACGTGCCCAGGTAGTGCTCCGCACCGCCCATCAGGTTCGCCGGGGAGGTGATCTGGCACCTCCCGTTGACGAAGTTGCGGCCGTTGATCTGCATCGTCTTCCCGGCGAGGGGGCCGGTGAGGACGAACGTCTTGGTCTGGATCTCGGTGTTCACTGGACGGTGGCTCCTCTGTGGTTCTTGCTCTGATGGGACGCCGCTTAGGCGACCCGAACGCCGCGAGCGAACACCTGCGGGATGACCGCGGCGTCCGCGGGCAGCACGACGGTGACGGCAGCGCCGGCAGCGCCCTGGTGCGTGATCGTGCCGACCAGGTCGCTCACGTTCACGTCGCCCTCGTTCTGGGCGGCCGGTGGCTTGATCTTGAAGATCAGGCGGTGGTCGCCCTTGTTGTCCGCCGCACCGGCGACGGTCAGGGTGTTCGAGGTGCTGTTGTAGGCGGCGTTGTCGATGCCGGTGGCGTTGATCGCGGTCACGAGGGCCGCGCCGATCTCGTCCATGGTGTCCTGACCAGCGCCGGTGGCGGTCAGCGAGCCCGAGGAGAAGACCGTGCCGTTCGGCGCGATGAGCTCCCAGCTGAAGACCCAGCCGATCCAGTTGGCCGCGGCGAC